ACTCCACATACGGGTCAAACCCGATAAGCAGAACTCGACCGAAGTTAAATCCTGTAATAGATCCAGTCGCTGCCTGCAATAAATTGTCTCCTGGATTGAGGGTATTAAATTGCCAATCGATATTCGCTCCGTTTTGAGTGAGATCCATAAAACACATTTGTCTAGTATCAACTAGGCCAAATGAAAACGGAGTGGTTACAAGAACCCCTGTACTAGAACCAGTTCGGTCATAACCTGAGATGGAAATAGAACCGTCAGCATTACGAAAAAATATTTGCAGCGCCAGTAGAGTTCCAGAGAAAAATATTTGAATAATCGATGTTACGTCTGGAAGGGGTGTTGCTGGAGCATGCATAAACCACTGAATTCGGGTTGTGCCAGAAGGCACATACGTAGGCACATTTCCGGCTAGCCATGCTTTGCCTAGTACCGGTAGTGGTTCGGAAGAAGCCAAATCATCGTAACTAGCGAAATCAAAAGTTTGACCTCTAGTTGCAGTAAGATTAACTGTCATAGGCAAACCATTAGGAAGACCAGAAGCGATACTTAAAGACTCTTTACCATCTTCCATCGGCCAGTAGGCCACTACGTTAGAAGCTGTTTGTGTAAAAAATCTGCGTAAAGCCGAGCGAACCGGCGACACACCTTGACCCATACGGCGCCTAATGCCTGCTGCCTCTACAGGAGCGTAAACATCGTTACCTGATATGTCCCACCGTTGTGGCCACGCCGACACCTCACCGAGAAAACGGGGCACACGAACCATGAAATTGTCGTAGCTAAACACAATTGGTTTAGTGTTAGTGTTTCCAGTAATTACGCCTGACCTGATTCCGATAAAACCTTTTCGTACTGTTGAATCGAGTCGTCCAGTTACTTGCCAGGCATACGGTTCATTGTTTGCTGCGGCCCACACCTTAACTCGGAAAATCGGACCTTCGCATTGTGCGCGAACGCGCAAAACTTGACCTGTGTAGGTAATTCCCGTCGACACTGCGGCAACAATCACAGTGCCGTCAAAGTGTTTAATGCCTACCGAAATCAATTCAGAAGCGTCTATAGAAACATTTGCATAATAATAATCTGTGGTAGACAGACCGCGGAAAATAATGTTCGCAGGTTCGATTGCCGCACCAGTTACATTAGTAAAACCGACCGAGCTAATGGTCACTGCCATATCGATGTCCCTAAAGATCATCGATGATAAGTAAGTAGCTCGGTGAGCCGCTACTACCGGCACTGAATGAGTACCAACGCCACTAGCTACACCGAAATCCGAAGCTGCAACCGTGCCGCCAGTGCCCGTCGTAGACCAGGCTTGCCCCGTATCAGCAGAGCCCCAACCATTTGAAACTGTACGTGTGAAAGTATCTGCAGCTTGTTCAATAGTTACCCGCATCGGTGTATTACGTCCGATGCTGCCGTAATAGATACCTGTCGGATTTCGAGGTGAATAATTTCCTGAGCGGTTGTCGAATGTTAATTGGCAAGTCGATGGTTCTGGACTGCTGTTTTCGTCCTTCCCACCACGACTAATATGAATACCGTCTCTGGTATAGATGCTATTTGTGACATCTACCCAGCCACCATTAACGAAAAGGTCGACTTTGACCTGACGAGGTGTTAGTGGGAATGCCATTAGCTAATTCCCGAGCACAACTTGAACGTCGCCACCTTGTTTACGTACTTCCGCTCTAATCATTCGTAATAGTTCTTGGATAATGGCCGAACTACTGTTAACGTAGACTTGTCGGGGACGGCCACCAGGCACGCTGGGCGGACTAGCATTTGCAATAGACCTAGTGCCGGGATTGAAATAAGTGCTTAGGGTTGCTGGTTTGATCGGTAAAGCTGACCCAGACAGACCTACACTGCTTCCCACACCGAAACTCGACACGTTAGGGGCCCCTACTGTCTGCATCAATTGTTGCGGCAACGGCTGTGGCCGATTACGCCGAAACCAGTCCCAGTAACCGCCCCGATGAAAATGGATGACTTGCTTCGGGATCGCTACCTCGCCCATCCGCCGCGCTGTCTCGTGCAACAGCGCACGGGACCGAGGAGAACGGTTGATCGGGATGAAGGCTTCAGCGTCGTGCGTGCGGTCCCCGATGATTCGGAAGGTGTTCGGTTGCACGATGCGAGCCTGATGCCCGGACATTGGCGTGAAGTGGCCACCACGAGCCATAGGAAGCAAGTTGCCGAAGCTATGGCCGTAGGTGATGCCGCCCCTGGCCATCGGTTCTAGGATCGACCCTGCGGCCTGGCCCGGTGGTGTGCCGGTAGTCACATAATTTGTGGTAACCGTAACAGTTTTGTCATGCAAGTTATCAAGAGCTGACTGGACTTGTTGAATTGCCTGCAAAGCTTGCTGGTTGTTGACAATAATGTTGATGTTTTTATCGACTAGCCCCTGTAATGCTGTCTGCACAGCTTGAATCTTTTGCAGCGCGTCATCATTGTTAGCCGTAATATTGAATGTTTTATCGACAATAGCTGTCAGCGAATCAGTAACGGCCTTAATAGCAGTTGACGCATTGTCGGTGGCGGTAATGTTTACCGTTTTATCCTGAAGACTGCCCAAACTGGTGTTAGCTTGCCCAACTCCGGTTTGCACACCACCTGCGTCAGCACCGATCTTTACGGTGTAGGCCTTGTTAGCGACCGCGCTAGCTGTCTGGTCGGCCTGCTGAGCAGTTTGAACCAGATTTGCCGCATCACCAGCGAACTTAGTGAGCCATTCTGGCACAACACCTTGGATTGCTTGCTTGCCTTGCGTGGCCGCAGCGATAAGAGCCGCGCCATCAGCATTCAGCGTGGTGTTGTGAGTTTCGGGTACTTGCTTTACTGCCGCAGCGCCCTGCTGCGTCATATTCAACAGGCCTTGCACGTCGCCTAGGAACTTAGTAACCCAGTTGCCGGGTACAGCGGTGATATTATGACCAACCTGAATAGCTACCGGGCTAGCATTGTCACTTGCCGAGAAGTTGATCGGTGGTGGTGGCTTAATTCCCTGAATTTCCGCGTTTAGACCTTGAACCCCTTGCTTAGCAGCATCAATACCCGAGGTGTTGGTCATCGCCTTTTGAATGTCATCCCAGTCTTGACTTAGCGCTTTCCACGCCGCGTCCATTCCTGAGAAGTCGCCCGTTTCGATCTTATTGATAAGGGTTTCAAAGTCTTGAATAAGTTGCGGGCCTTTGGCAAGTACGTTAAACAGGTTGGTGATAACCTGAATAACACCAGAGACACCCGTAATGACAGCTTCCCAGTTAATCTGCTTCAGTGCATTACCGAATGCTTGAATAGACTGAGCAATGCCGGGCCCTAGGGCTTGTCCAGCTCGACCTGCAATGTCAATAAGTTGCTGGAATACCGTATTAGCTTGCTGTCCAATTGTCGTCAGCGCTGGTGTAATGCGTTGAATTGCCTGGCTAATCTTATCGATAGTAGCCGATATATCGATCTTGCCGCCCAACTCAACAAATGCGTTACCGATTGAGCCGATGAGCCCGATAATTGACTGCGTAACAGATCCAGCTTTAGACATCAGAGTATCCCAGGCGCCGCCAGCTTGTGTCACATACTGGCGGAACTGGGTGATGCCTTGGTTAATGGCCTGCAAAGTTGCTTGGAACGCGCCTGTTGAGTTGGCCTTGTTCCATAGGTCAACAAATAGCCCAGCAAGGTTACCGATGGTTCCGATAATCTGCTCAAGCGCTTGTTCAGCTTGATTAAATATGGTGGTTAGCTCACCGCTTTGCCGAGCCGCCGCAGTCCACGCATTCCACTTTTGCACGCCGTCATCGAGGAACTTGGCAAACCGGTCCACGGCTGGTTGTGCAGCCATGACAACATTGATAAATCCTTGGAAGGCGTTCTTTGCTGCGTCGCCAAATACCTTGATATTCTGCGCTGCCGAAGATAAAAACTGCTGAAGGTCACTCTTAAACGATGATGACTGGAACAACTGAGCAAAGCTATTTGCAACTTGCGAAACCGCCGAAGTAATCTGCGGTACCACGGCTTGAATAACTGGAGCCAGACCCTTAAATGAATTTAGCAAATTCTGAATTGCTGGCTGCATTTGCGAGCGGATAGAATCGATGACCGGCTGGAAGGCGCCCTTCAGCTGATCCATCGTGTTCTTAAATTCCATGCCGCTCTTGCCGCTATTGCTGAACCCGATGGCCAGCGTGGCTAGGCCGATGCCGATGGGCGCGAGCAAACCCGGCAGCAACCCGAGAGACTGAACCACCGGGACGATGCCGGAACCCAGAGCAACGGCAGCACCACCAAGCTGTCCAAGTGCACCGCCCGCAACAGCTACCGCACCTGCCAACAGGCCTAGCTGTGTGACCGCAAGAGAGATGCTGGCGGTTGCCGAGGCTAACGCGCCGAAAGCACCACTAGCGCCTGAAGCAAGAGCTGAGAAGGCTTGACCGGCAGACGAAATAGAAGATCCGATGCTGGAAATAGCATTCCCTAGACCAGAGATGACCCCGACACCGCCACCGATAGCGGAAATAAAGTTACCTACGCTGGAAACAGCACCGCCGAATCCTGAGACGACCGGACCGAGTGCACCGGATATAGCCTTTAAACTATTGCTGAACACATTGCCGTCACGGCCTAGGCCGCTCAGTGCTGCGCGAAATGCCGTAGCTTTCGCGGTTGCTGCGCCAGTATCCAAGTTCACATTGATATGGACATCCCGAAGCGTATCTAGTTTTGCCTTTAGCTCGGAGATCTTGGCACTGACCGCAGCAGTATCGGCATCAAAATTTAGCCGCTGTGTTTTAAGATTACGGGCTTCTTCCTGCAATGCCTTGAGTTTTGCTTCAGCTGCGGCAATATCCGCGTCAACTTTAACGCTTGTTGGCTGAGACCGAAGCCGACGCAAATCATTCTGAACATTGTTGATTTCAGCCCGAACTCGTGCCGTATCCGCAGTAATCTGAACACGGGCATCCTGCAAACGCTGTAAGTCGGCTTGAAATTCTTTGAGCTTCGCTTCAGCTTCCCGGATATCAATTCTTATGTTCGGGTTTGCCTCAGCTCGACTAAGCCGATTGATCTGGTCTTCCAGATTATTGACTTTGCGGGACAACTCATCAAGCCCACGGCTCATTCCACCGTCACGCCAGTTAACATTAACGTCGAAATTAGTCATGCTGCTTGGCAGCCCTCTCTCTCAAAACATCGACGTACGTTAACAAGACGCGCTCGTCTAAAGCCGCTAATGATTCAAAAGGTAAATTGGTGACAACGCTCAGCTCTACGATGAATCTCGTGATTGAGCCTCTGAGGTAGGGCCCAGGCTTTGTGATTCCTCGGGAATAACCTCTTCAATGTCCATGACAGCATCAAGAAAATCTTCAAAACTGAGATTTTCTTTGCCTTGTCGAGTAGCGGCCAGCCATGCCATGTAGTAGTTCTGTTTCATGGTGTCCATCTTGGACAGTGGCACACCAAATTCCTCTTCGGCCTTCACCTGCGCAGCCGGATTGATCCGAACTTCGATAGGCTCTTTTTCAAAGTACCAAATGCGGATAGGATTTGCCCGTGGCATTATCCACCAGCCTCTCTAACGATCTTATTTATGCCTTGACCAAATTCCCGCCGCACATCGGGATCAAGAGTGTCTACTACCCGGGTCCACCAACCCGGAGTGACCGATTCGCTATACCAATGTCCGCGATTGCCGAACAATGGGTGAACAGTTTCACCTTCGTCTAGCCCCTGAAGGTTGTATTGCGAATTAGCTGTAAGACGTGCGCCCGTCGCTAGCTGTCGGGTCGTAAATCTTAGATCAAATGCCACCGCTCTATTAAGTCCGCCTCGGTGCGGCAACGTGCGTAGCGCTGAACCCTTCAACTTGGTTTGCAAAGGGCGTAGCGTACGCATCGCTGCCGCATTCAGCTCCCGAGGAACCAGTGCTGAAGCACTATGCAGTCGAGCTGCGCCGCTGCGAAGGTTGCTTCGGATTTGAACTGAGGCCATTAGACAATGTTACGAGTTAATGCACCAGCAGCACGGAACGGAATTGTAATAGTAGATACGTCACCTACTGAGCCATCTAACGGCGTGTACCGAGATACCAGAACAGATCCCGTGTACTGCGGGTTGGTAGCACTGTTAGCCGCGCTGGTCGGGTTAACTGAAATAGTGGTCGTGGTGGCGAACAGCGGCCACAAAGTAGCGTCAACTGCTGCCGCAGTGAAATCTTGGTTAAAATCGCACTCCACCGACCAGTCTTTAAGACCCGCAATCATGGCCTTATACCCATTACCGCCCATAGCGGTAACATCCTGCTCGTCTACCTCAATATTGAGCGTGACCTTGCGTACGTAAGTCGAAAGATTAACCGAGTTGATAATAACTTTCGCATCGGTTAGAACTGTTGCTGCCATTTACTGAACTCCTACACTTCCGACGAGATTAAAAGTGCCCGTAACCGCAGACGCGTTAAGCCGCCAGAATGAATCTGTGATCGCGCTAGCATCTACTCGGGTAAGCCACGTGCCGCCAGTAGTTGTGATAGCCGGGAAAGTGGCCCGTGTGGTGTAGGTACCACCCACCGTGGCCGAGGACTGAACCTGAATGGTGATGGTCGTGCCTGCGCTGAAAACATGAACAACGCCGTACAGCCATTTGCCTGCGCCGCCAGCACCAACCTGCTGGGGGGTACCGATAACACCCGTAGCCGAGACGTTTCCTCGGGCCTTGAGAATCATTCCGCGCACCAAGCCGACAGTATTGGACCCGAGTGCGTGGATATTGAATGGGTTGACATCACCCACCGCGCCGAACCATTCAAGCTTGGTCCGAGCGGACTGGAACAGGTAAATTTTGGAACCTTCGGTAGAGGTAGCCCCGATAGAAGTAGGCTGGTCGAATACCGAGAAGTTGGTGAAGTTTGCCGCGTCGTTGTTATTCAGCGTTGACGCATCCCACCAGCCGTCTACGTCGGCTTCCACCGACCGAAGACCACCGATAATAGTCTTATACCCGTTGTTCCCGAATACTGTGGCGTCTTGCTCGTCCACCTGAGCATTCAGCGTTACTTTGTTAGACGAGCCAGTAAAATCAAAGTCATTGATATAAATGACGGCATCATTAAGAACTGTTGCGGCCATTAGCCCGCCTCGTTAACCTTGTCGATAGTCTTAGCGTCAGTCTTTCGGGCAGGCTCGACATGCCCGCCATCGATCAACGCCTGAACATTGGTCACGGCGGGGTCAAGCTCAACCGTTCCGCCGGGGTTGACATCCTTGCCATCAACACCAACGATCGGGCACGGCCCGATCACGGTGCACTTGACTGTTTCGGCCACTATCTCTCCTTATTTACGGCACAGTAACGTGCCCACCTTCAACCAATGCCGGAATATCTGTCTCTTGGTCATCAAGTTGTACCGCGTCGCCAAAATGTTTTTCTGTGCCATCGATATCTACGATGGGGCAGACATGGCCGACAACGGTGCAGTCAACTACTGCCACCGCTACTCCTAATTGAGACGAGCCCGAACTCGTAATTGCACTTCAAACCGGGAGATATACCCAGAACCCTCCGCTTCGGCCACCACAACATGGTGCTGCCAGCCAGCTAATTGCAGCATCATGACGTTGGGCGTTACTTGCGGATTTTCCGAAACGCACTGCTCGACTTCGTGAAGCAGCTCAACAGCTCGCGTATCGGCAATCTCTTGCCCGTCGGGGGCTTCTAACGTGAAGGCCTGAACATTGATCTGGAGGTGGTAGTCCTCTTGGATCGGGAATGCTCCACCATTGCGCATAGAAGTCTCATGATGGAGCGCTTCAGCAACCGTAAACCAGATAGCCGAGTTTTCGAGGTTGTAGGCACTCGGCTCGGCGTACGACACTTGCACGTTTGCTAGTCCCGGACGGGCCTGCAACAGGTCACGTAGTGCCTTTTTGACTTCTACGAGTGTGGTACCAACGTTGGTCATGCGAATACCGGAGGTTGATCGCCCAGCAGATCTTTGACAGCTTGCGGAATAGCAAAGCCGATGTTAAATCCGGGTAATTGCTGGGTGATGAGATTGCCGCCGAGGCCACGGCGAGTGGCCCACAAGTGTTGAATGATCAAGCGTGCTGCTTCTTGGTAATTTGACGGGATAATCTGATACCCCGCCACGTAGTCACACAGCAATTCACCGAAGAAACCAGGCGAGCCGGGCTGCGGCATCACTTCACCCGTGCTCGTGTTGAGATACACAAGGTTTGAATCCCAGGTGTATAAACCATCGACAGATTGAATGTTTGTAACCGAGATGATCGGCCGGTGATCGAGGAATACGCTGGTTTTGTATCGACCGTACGGACCGATTCCCGGATACCAATTAGTGGACAATGATCCACCTACAGAATGCTTTTCGCCAGTGATCGCCCTACGCACCACAACTTGATCAACGTAACGTTCGATCATACTTGTGGCCGCTTCGTTATACCGGCGCAGCTCTTCGTCGGATACCGACGTACCGCTAAAATTTAATAAGGCCTTCGCATCGGAAAGACTGACGATATACCGGGGCGACTCCTCTAAAACATCAAAGCTATCGGCATAAGCCGATGTATTTGCTCCGGTAGCCTCCCACCGAATGTTATAATGGCCAGGATCAGTAGGCACATAGTCTGCCGAATACTGGCCGGTGGTGTCGTGGCTGACGGTAGGTTGCGCTGTGGTGTTATCTGGCTTAGTAATAGTCAGCACGACCGTACCCGCGTCGGCTAAATTTCCGTCTCTATCCCGTGTTTCGATGGCCAGTCCAGGTACCGGGTCACCTAGGTCAATAGTCGGCATTTACACTCCTGACATTGACGAAGTTTTAGCCGTGGCTGGTTCCATTCCCGGCGTTCCGCGTGGCTTTGGTGTGATAGAGGCGCGGCGATACTCGCGAGGTTCCATGCCTGGCGTGCCCTGAATAGTAGGTGTCATCGTCCCGGCAGTGAAAGCCACTCCCGAAGCGTCCAACGATTCACCGAGGGCGAAAGCAACAGCTGCGGCGAACGTAATGACAATCTTCGGGCTGTACGCCGTTCCCGATGCTGTCGCTGTAGTAGGCACGGCAACTGAAACAGCCGAGCTTTGGGCGCCTTGAGCGCTGCCGGTCCCACTAGCCGTGCCAGCGGCCGCCTGCGCTTCTGCGGAAGTGTTGACAGTCGGGCTGAGTGCTGTCCCTGTCGCAGGCGAAACCGCTGGGTGCGGCGCCACAACGACATAGGCGTCGTAAGCCGTACCAACCGCGCTTATGGCAACTTCGGCAGGTGCATTTGTCTGACCTGAAGTGTTAACCAATGGCGAAATCGCGGTACCGCTGGCCGACGCTACAGCAGCAGTAGTTCTGATATCGCCAGTGGCGCCCAGCACCGTGCCGGAAGATGTCGCAATGGTAGGCACTGCTGCTTTAGTAGCCTCAGTAGCCGTTCCAGAACCGCTGGAAGTCCCCGAAGTGGGGGAAACACTTCCAACAGCGTTGTTCGCCGTACCTGCCGCCGAAGCGACGACAGCTTGAGCAAACTGGTTGCTTGCCGAATTGACGAAAGCATTATTTGCAGCGCCGGAACCGGTAGCGACACCCGCAAAAACAGTGACCGCAGTCAGCGTGTCGAATGCCAATCCCTGCGCCGTCGCTGCGCTAGCACTCGGGCTAGCCGATGAAGTTGCAACAGGATCGATCGCAAGGCCGCTGGCGGTAGCGGTAGTCGGGGTCGTTGTCGAGCTGGCCGATGTATCAAACGCGGAACCCGAGCTGGTAGCAGACCCAGATGATGCGGCAATAAGTGGGTTGGGCGTCTCGGAACTTCCGAGAGCACTGGTGGCGGTAGCCGGTGCCTGAACCGTCGCACCGGGCCCAACCGAAGCTCCCGAGCCTGCGACGCCTGCCGCTGGCGCCACCGTAACCGATGCATCGGCCGCAAGCCCACTGGAAGACGCAACACCAGCGGAAATGGCCTGCGCTTGTGATACCGAACCGTCGTACGCCGTGCCCGTTGCCGAAGCTGCACCAGCAGGCACCGAAATAGTGGCTGAGGGGTCACCAGCTGCGCCGGAACCGGTTGATCCAGCAGATGGAGCAGTATTAACAGAAGCGGGCTGAGCAGCGCTCACAGCCGTAGCTACCGTCGGGCTGACAGTTCCCGAAATTCCGGCAGGGAAAGCCTCACCAGAGGCGATGGCATTACCCGCTGACGTGCTGAGCGTGCCGCCAGCGGCATTAGCCGACCCTGACCCTGCGCCCGTGCCGCCGGTCGGGGCGATCGTGACCGTTGCGCTTGTCGCCGTGCCGGTTGCCGAAGCTGCGCCCGGCTGTGCAAGAGCTGTGGCCGCTG